CAAAAGTAGCTTCTTCTACTTCCGCAACAGCAGATTCTACTGCTTGTTGTGTAGCAGGTGATATAATTTTAGAACGCTCAGACTCACGCATAGAGTCTTGTTTGTCCCAAATACCACGCCAAATGCGATAGTATTCATCAAAAGTTTCTGAATAATTTGTTTCGTAATGGTCACGCCAATGTTCACATTTGTTAATTACCCAACTTTCTAATGTTGGTGCAAAGTCATTGTCATCATCTTGGTACATATTTAGTATCCTGCGTAATTATCTATTGGTTCAAAAGAGTCTTGTTCGTAGTCATAGAAGTAAGAAATATTTGCTAACTGGTCTATGTAAGCCAGTGCATCTATCAAGTCGTCATGAACTTGTTTGTTAGGAAATTGAAATAACTCATCTAAGAACTCTAAGTTCCAAGACCCCCTGTTTAGAGTAATAGCACCGTGTTCAAATCTACCTTGTAATGCTGCTACTATTCTGTCCGTCTTTTTCTTATTACCGTGTGTTAATTCCTCTACACGAAAAAATTTATTACGTTGTTTCATTAAATCAGTAAGCGGAGACATAATTGCTTGTCTAGCAATACCCTTCTCAATACCTACTGCTGCTGGTTGATATTGTTCTACAGCTTCAAATATCTTGTTAGCTGTTTCCTCAAAAGTCCACCTACCATGTATAATGTCAGCTACCCACCAACCATGCTCGCTAACTTTAGCAACTGCTATTGCTGTATCGTCTAGCCTAGACTTCTTACTTCTAGGACTATCTTCAAAGCCAGCCATATCAATAGCGATATAATAATTACCCATTTGTGGTTCTTCGTCATCATACTTAATCCAATCTTCTTTAAATATGTCAGAACCTTGTGCTTCAAATGAAGCCATAAACTCTTGTCTAAATGCGTAGCTAGACATTGACTTCTTAGCTGCATCTATTTCTTTAGGGTCTAGTAATGGGTTATCGTAGGATGTAAAGTGCCAGCACTCGTACTCACTATCTTCTTTTAGTTCTGCGTATTTGTACAAGTCATAAAAATGGTTACGACCCATAGGTGTACCAATAAACAGGGCTGTACCTTTTTGGTCAGCCAACGCTGGTCTTAGGATTTGTTCCCACACGCTAGACTTCATGTCTGCGTACTCATCCATTACTAGAAACTTTAATGACACACCACGCATGGTTTCTGGTCTGTCAGCACCTTTCAATGATACAGTTGCACCATTGATAAGGGTAACTTGTAAGTTGTTAATGTGGCTGCCTTTGATAACAGGATGACCTATCTCAAGTAGGTTCTGCCACATAATGTCACGAGCCTGACCTTGTGTTGGTGCTACATAGAACACATGACCAGACTTTACCTGTAGTGCATAGAATATAAGTAAGTAAGCAGCGAGTCTTGATTTACCAGTACGTCTACCTGCTGCTACTACTTTAAATCTAGCTTTACTGTCCCATACTTCTTGTTGCCATGGTAACAGTTTGATGTTTAAGTCTGTACTCAACTGTAAGTCCAGACAACAGGAGTTGTTTCTCTAGTATCAACATGAACAAATGTCTTGGCTACACCAATACCAGTAAACCCTAGCTTGAGTGCTTCTCTAATAATAATCATACGTTGACTACCATCAGTAACCTTTATATCAGCAGCTATACCTTGTGTATGAGTGCCACCACCATTAGGTTTATCTACTTCAGCACTATGAATAGATGAGCGATAGCCAGAAGTAATAGTAAATGGAAATCCACAGTTCTCTCGTAGTTCATCTAGTTTTTCTAGAAACTCACGAGACATTTGATTCTGACCTGTTTCCTTACAATCAAATTCTTTTATCGTAAAGTATTTCACTCGTCCTCTGCTCCTTGTGGATTTAGATTTATAAACTCACCTTCTATAGCTTCTTCTTTTTCGCCAATGATAGTAGTATCACCACCTACACCAGTAATGGTAATGTTTACTGATGACTTACCACCACCCATCTTGTCCTTATCAAAGTAAGACAAAGGCATAAGTCTATCTACTAATAACTTCCATGCTGCTGCCTGATTCTTATGATCATCATCAAGTGCTGCATTGAGTATTGAGTCAAGCACTTTACGGGACTTAGGGGAAGCGAGTAGTCTAGCTTTGTATTCCGCTATAGCTGCTGCATCTCCTTTAGGTCTGCCTACCGCTTTACGATTACCTGCTTTCTTTGCTTCGATATCCGTTTTACGAGGTCTACCTCTCTTTCTTTTAGCTGGTGAGTTTGTCTCTTGTGAGTTCTCGCCTTCCTTGCCATCTGTCATTTATTTTTTCATCATGTTTTTAATGGATTGAATACCGAATGATGCAGCGAACACTACACCTACTGCTGTCTTGTAAAAGTCAGGCATCTGCTCTAGCGCAGCAAAGCCTTTCATAACTACATCTTCATTACCAGTAAATGCTAGTACCAATGGAATGGACACAAGTATAGTTAGCCACTCATCCTTCCAGCTACTAGCACTAGCCTCAGCCATAGCCTGATTCCATTCTAGTTCACCTGCTGCTACCTTCTTTGCAATCTCAGCTTTAGCTTTTGTTATCTCAAGGTTAGCTTCTGACTTAGCTCTACTGGCTTCTACTTTGCCACCTATCCAAGTCTTAGCTACTTCAGCTATTGGTGCTATTAGCATTTGTAACATTAGTGTGATGCCTTCTTATGTTCGTTTACTTTTTCTTCAAGAAGCGTTAAACGATTAAGTGCTTCCATGTACTTCATCATAAATTCTTCTCGAATAACCTGACGTTGAAAAGCGTTCTCTGGGCTAGGTACTACTTGACCATCTGGGCTAATCAACTGCATCATCTTGCTTTCCACTTGATACATACGATTCTCAATACCATTGATGCTGGTAATAAGAAAGCCAATAGCAGCAAGTAGCACTGGTATTAGTGAAGTAATGATGGCTTGTACGTTCACAGCTCAAAGAACCGTTTTTCTATGATGTAGGCTTCTGGAATACGAATAACCTTTTCAAACCTCTGGTTATCAGCTTCTTCGTTTATTGTGTTGTAGTCCCTAGCAACGTAATAGTTACCTTCCATATCTTTATCAACGAGAAAACCCATGACCTCCTGTATACACTGTAGCATGTGAACATCTTCCATGTTGTCACCTTCACAGGCATCATTCCACTTAATGTAAACACCAGTCTTGTACATCTAACCTCGCTTAAAGTATTTGTCTAACATTTCTAGCTGGTCATCATACTCAGCAATAATAGCTAGTTCCTTTTCTATACTTTCAATTATGTCAGGGTGTTCTGCTACGCCAGCAGGGTGGGACATATACATCTCCACATTAGCTATGTGTTTCTGTATATGCCCTTTTGCATGTGACACTAATGCTTGTATTAACAAGTAATACGTTTTATCTTGCATTAACGTCTTGAGCCTGTACGACTTTGATATGCTGCCATACCCATGCCAGACTTGCCGTACTTATTTTTCTTTTTATCTGTTGATGTAGGTTTAGTTGCGACTCTAGCTTTACCTGTTGTGCTTGTTGATGTGCGACCAATGCTACCACCACCAGTGTTGGGGCTAGCAGCTACTTTAGGTTTATTTATTGTAGGTGTAGCAGATTTAGTAGTAGTAGTAGTGCCAGTAGTTTTAGTTTTAGATTTAAGGCTTAAACCTGCTGCTGTTCCAGCTACTGTAGCACCTACAGCTTTGCCTTCAGCTTTTGCAGCTTTTGTTTTTGCAGCTTTAGCTCTATCAGCAGCTCGTTGCGCTCTTAAAGCAGCTTCTCGATTTATAGAACGTTGTTCACCAGCAGTAATTAATTTATTCTTTCTGGCTTGAGATGCTGCCTTAACAGTTTGTTGACCTTGCTTCGCTAATCCAATAGCAGTCTTTCCAGCTTTAAAACCTTTGTAGGCTAGTCTTACAGCGTTTAAGCCCATACCAACAGGTATAACATAACTAGCTGCCTTTAGTGCTTTTATCATTTGGTCTTTAGTTTCAGTACCATGAACTGTGCTAGTGCTGTTACCACGTCTTTGTATTCTGTTTTGTGCCACTTATTTACTCCTGAGTTACTTTTATGTTAATATGACCAGTGTAACTGAAAACACAGCTACACAGAAAGAAGCAACCGCAGCAAAGAAGCACCAGTCGCCAACGCTGTTTAAACATTTCTTCATCTATATCTTTGTTCCTTTGAATTGAGCAGGAAGGCAAGCAGCACCATAATCTAATATAGCCCCTGCTTGCTTCATCTGTTCTAGTTTAGTCGCTATGACATTCATGTCTGGACATTCTTGTTCTATTGTAGTCTTGTGGTCTACTTCTCCATTTAGATTCAATAACACTACAATAACTATGGCAATTTTCACTTAACGGTCTGAGCAATCTTCAACTCACCCTCAGATGCCATTTCCTTGTCCCACTTGTCTAGGTACTCATTAATCATCTTAAAGAACACCTTAGGCATTAGAGCTAAGGCGAATAACTGAAAGTAGCCATGACCTGTGTCTGGCGCACCTACTTCGTCTAGCTCCCAGAAGTGCGTCTCACCTCTGTCATGGTGGTCACCCTGCCTTCCAATCTCGATAAAGAACCAAGATGAGAATGCAGTAGAGTTATCCCAAGAATGACGGTAATCAATAGGTTGACCCTTTTCTCTGTAAAGACCATAGTGCTCTAAGTAGTTTAATGTTTCTAGTTCAAAGTTACTGATTAGCCACATAGTAGCCAACACTGCCATACCTACCCAACCACCTACAAACCAGAACAAGAAGATTGTAGGTAACGACATAGCGTAACCAGTCAACCAACGGTTATGGTGCGAAAGGAAAGGCTTACCCAAACGCTCTAGTCTC